ATTAAAGAAGCAACCGCGCAACTAAGAATCATATGGCAAACCGGTAAAATACGACAGCTTAACAAAATCGGAAAGCTAATGGTAAGATACCTTGATCTCACAAGCCCAACAGAAAACAACACGGCGTACAAAGTCCATTTTGAAGGTGAAAATTTCACACCTCCCGCATATGGACTATGCGTTCTTGGAACCCTAGGGAGAGGACTTCCCAGGCCCTCCAAAGAAAAAGTCGCCAAAGACCTTGAAAAAACCTTCCAAAGCTTCAAGGAATACAAAAGGATAACACCTGAAAAGATTCACGAAATCGAAGAGTGGAGCATGTCTTTCTTCAAAGATATGCCCACACCATCTTCCTTAAGAATGAAAACTGCAGGTGCATCCGGATGTATCGAGCGAGGAAGAAGTCAAGGAGGAATAGGGTCCCTAGTCTCAGACTGGTACCACATCCTCGAAGCTACGCCGGACAAAACACAATTCCCCAAGTGTAAGGAATGGTTTGAACGACATTATGACGTACCACCACTTAGGCCAGGTAATATCGCGATGCATCAAGACAGAGCAGCGGGATTCACCTACGCACTAGCCACCGACATGTGTAAAGGCCACATCGACCATTACAAAACATGCCCCGGGCCGCAAAAGTGCCAACAAAAAGAAAAACACTTCCCCCTATTGCCAATCGGCATCCCGGAGAGAGGTCATAAAACACGGATACCCTGTTTGGGATCCGGGTTCTTTAACATCCTCCAGCAACCTATAAGAGCCGCAATGTTCCAGGTCATTGACCGAGACGTCCGATGCTCATATAGGACAAGGGGAGGGGAGAAAAAGGAAAAACTGCGGAAATTCCTAGAAAGCTTTGAAAGGAACATGACGTCCCATTCAGGCGATCTAACAGTTTCAACGGACAGATTCCCTCTCGAATTCAACAAAGCCGTGGTCGATGGAATATTCAAACTCGGAAAACTTACCGAGGAAGAATATTGGATCGCAAGAGCTGCGGTAGGATCATTCAGAATGATCGAACCGTCAGAAGAAACCATGGTGGAAAAAAGAGATATCTCAGTGCCGAGCCTACACCTTCTGGGAACACCAGATGAGGTAGAGTCGGACGACAAAGGGTGGATGGAAAGAGCAAAGAAAATGCTCTACCATAACCGCCCAAATAAACCGAGAGGAGAGCCGATGCCTTTCTGCGGGGAATGCAAAAACACCCCGCAGATCGGAATACAATGCAGAACTTGTGGCCGGTGGTCAAACAAAACGCCGACTGGACAAGTGATACAAGGCAAACAAAAAGAAAAAGAGAAGGTGAAGAGAACCGCACCACTCGAAGGATTCATTCAAGGGAAGGAACATTTCGAGGATGCGGAGTCTAAGCCGCCCCCCAACTTCGATGGAA